TAGTATATTTGCATCATAATCGTGTGAGGGAGGATTGAGTGGTCGTGCGCTTGGTTCTCCTTTTTTTATTTTACAGAGTTATTCTTTTCCTGAATAATCTGATTTTGCTCGTTCACCTCCCTACCCCATATCATAGCGGAATAGATGGCTTTTGCATACAAAAAGAGTTCCTCACGGCTGGTAAGGAACTCAACTCGAAGGGCTGCACATTTCGCATCAGTCCAAACTGTTTCATCTTTTTCCATTTCTCAAATCATACTTCTTTATATAGTTATCAACAGTAGTTTTGCTCACTCCCAATTTCTTTGCAATATCTTTCAGGCGCATACCGCTGACAACAAGTTCCCTTACTTCTTCGACATCAACTGTTACCCGGTATCCTCCACCCTTCTTTTCAATCGCTGAAATAGAATTGAATAGTTTTCGCTTCTTCTCTGCATATTCAGGGGTAAGCTTATCTTTTGTTACATATATGACTGTACGGCAGTCTATACGTAACGGGAAATGTTTAATACTTTTTTCCATGTTTGTTTTCTCTCAATTCATTGTATCTCATCTTCTGATTGATATGCCATATAAGGTCTATGTCCAAATGTTTAGCAAGCCCGAAAATAGCCAATAGCATGCTGTTTAATTGCCCTCCTAATGGATAGTCGTATTCATACTCATATCTGATGGGAATTGTGGATATAGCGTATACACTTTCTGTAAAGGTCTCATCATTGCAACTTTCCTCTGCCTCGTACAGCATTTCTTCCGTAAAGTCCTCAATGTCTATCTTACGCAATCCGCACAAATCAAGCAGGCGTATAGCTGCATCGGCAAGTTCATCGGGAAGTGTATCTTTTACATTCTTTTCAAAGGAACACTTAAATCGCTTTTCTTCTTCCACTAATGCAGGATAGCGATTATAGTCCATTTCAAAACGTGATTTACATTTCTTTCCTAATCTTCCCTTTCTATCCGCTTCCACGGCTTCCATAAGCTCGGATATTACAAGGCAAAGGCAATGTTCGTTACTCAATTCTTCATCGTGGAAACCGTGGTTGCAAGCGGTTTTATAGGCGCGGTCGCGCAGTTCATTTAGATTCATCTGTTCTTTCTTTATCAGTTAATATTCCGTTTTTCTTGTCGTAATTACTCATACGGGGGCATTTCCCGTCACACCGCATGTTCACATACATATTACTTGCCATACTCGATATGAATGACTTTTTGTAGCATTGCCCACTGTAGGGGCTGTAATGCTTGAAGTGTTCCTGGTATTCTTTTCTATTCATGGTTAATCAACTAATTCAAATTCGTAAACGAAAACATAAGGGTTAGACTCCCACGTCCCTTTGCCGGAGACTTTATCTATGAGGGCGGCAAAGGCTTCACGAGGGGTGCAATAAGGCTGAATGTCCCCTTTATAATAATAAGCATCCATAAAATGTGTATCTGCACTTCCGCATTGTCCTTTGTAAATTCCTTCTTTCAAGCAATCTTTATCGGAGATGTCTTGCAATCTTTCGATTTTGATGTTGGTAATACGGATGTGATAGGGCATGAGGTCAGCGCGGACAAACATTTTATTTTTCCAACCGGGTGCGAATTTAGTTTTAGTATAAAATCCTATTCCGTCCCTATCATTAAGTGCAATTTCGGGATTCATCCCTAAACTTTCATAACATTGTGCAATGGCAAAAACTCCACTAACCTTGTACTTCGGCTGAATAAACATTGGAACAAAGTCATTACAGTCCTTATCATATACAAGAATCTCAAAAAGGGGGCTAACATCATCTGATTCAGTAATCCTAAAACATCCAGCAGGATTTTCTTGATATGCTTTCGGACACTTAATGATTCTTCTTGTCTGCGTCTTCCGACCATCCAATACAGCCTGGGTTAGACTGTATTTATCATTGAACATTATCTTCTTCATTGTATCTTTTTTTTAACTCTTTCAAAACAATCTCCATGCCTTCATTCAGTCCTTTCTTGTAGCCTGATATATGCTCACCTATGTTGTAAACCAAGCATCCTGCAACGATAAGAATAACTCCTACAGTCCTATGCCAATAGAGAAAGGATACACTGAACGGTGAGAATGTCAACCGGAAATGCCCGATGAATAATGCTGATATAATGAATATCGCAAGAAAAAATATTAGGTTTGCTTTCATAATTATATAAGTTTTAATACTTCTCAAAATTTGGGATTTGTAAATAGAAAGAGTTTCGAGACATGGGAAGCCAACACTTTTGCTCCTCATTGCACGTATTCCAATTATCTTCCCCAAATTCATCATTTAATGCTTCCACTATCTTATAGGCTACATCTTTTACAAAACGAGTATTAAGTATCCTCTTGCCTTTAATAACGATTGTAGGTGTATAGAGTGAAATTTTATACTCCCCACCGTTTTCTATCGACCAGCTACCTTGTGCTACTGTAATGTGCGGATTGGTTTCATTCTTATACTCTTGTACTATACTTAGATAGCCATTAAAATAGTTGGCTATTAGTTCCGACTTATATACTTTTAGCCCCGTTGCTTTTTCTAAAAGTTTTCTAAGCCTATAAGCATCATTTACAACAGGGTCCATTCTCATATAAGTTTTAAAGTTTCTTGTATTCCGGCTTCAAGTGCTTCCTCGTAGCTTTTATAATGCACCAAAGGCCTGTCGGATAATCCCACTAAATCATGGTTCGGTATTGTTAGTATATCATATATCCAATAGTCTCCATACATATAGGATATTTCGATATGAAGTTTTTTGTTTTCACGCAGCCACTTTTGGGCGATATACAATGTTGGACACAAAAATTCAACTGGTTCGTCATCTATTTCCGTACAACACGACATACTTTGCGGAAGGTCATATTTTGTAATAACCTTATTGCAGCCTATTAGGTGTTCACACTTCCAATCAAATCCTTTCTCTTTCAGCAGCTTCGCAGTCTCTAATGTCACAAGTTCTTCGGTCATGGCTATTGTCTTTTCAAATTAATAATCTTCGTTTCGTAGTTGCCAACCCCCCTTTTATGGGTACGGATAATCACTATACTATCATTGAGATAAGTCACGCTTCCCTCGTTTGTACGGTGTTCTATAGGGTATTCTCCAGAGTTATTGCACCCGAATAGTGCAACTGTTGCCAAAATGATAATTATTTTCTTCATACTTTAAAGTGTTCAATCAGTTCGTTTACGGTAGCCTTGTGAATGGCGTCCAAATTCACGTCAATATCATTAACCCAATAAGTAGAGAACTTGATTTCAGGACACAGAATCCATTTATCCCCATCCGTAAACCATTGGTATTTGTCTGCGTCATCTCTCAATGCAGCGATAGCCAAGAAAAGTTCCTCGTTGGTTCCGCAATCAATTCTTCCTTTCTTGGTGACAGTATCTACATCATATACCACTCCATATAAATTACCATAAGACGTTATGATAGCCTTTCCCTCTTCGATACTTTTATGACTTCCCTTGCCATCATAATTATGTGCATCTAAAGTTGTATCACCAGAATTAAGGATTTCATATCCCAACTCTTCCAGCTTCTTTCGAACTTCCGGTGTACTTTTTCTTATAAAGCACGGTGTTGTAAATCCCATAGTCATTCCTCCTTATCTATCTTAATATCTGTTACTTTGCCACGATTGATAAAACCGCCACAGCTAAACAAATCGGTCATACATGCTGCGTAGTCCACCTCTGCGCATTTCTCGTATAGAGAACATAAGGCGCAATGAACATAATCTTGCACCGCTTCATGCAGCACTCCGTCTATTATTATTCCGTTCTTTATTTCCATGATTATTTTCTCCTATGCGTTTTACGGTTTTTATTCTTCTTCCTGCGTTTCGCAATCTGCTTGTTTGTACACCTATCATCTTTTGGGCGATATTTTTTCATTTTGGGTGCATCACACGGTTCTAAAGGAGAAATATCACTATATGGATTGTAAATCTTATAATAAGTATTTTCGTTCCACGAAATTTCATTCTGCATATTTACCCCTCCTTCTTTTTAAGGCTTATATCAACTGATAACCTATCGGAAATTTCCATGATTACAACGTTAAGATTATATTGGTTTTTATATGCTCTATGGGGGAAACAGCTAACGCAGATTTATCCTTTTCTCTGCATATATAAAACATGTTGCTGACTTTTAAACCCGTTTCGGCTTCAAGTTTTTCCAGAATATGAGCTATCTCCATTTCGGCTTTCGCTTTCTTGTTTTTTACTTCTTCTATATCCATGGTTATTTCCCTTTCAATTTATTTATTAGTGCATCAGCCACCCTCAAAGAGCCTATTGCAATATCATCATAAGTTTCACTGTCATCGTTTATTCCTAAAGCAATACAATACCCTTGCATAGCGGATTTTGCCAATTCATAACGCCTTTGCTCCCAATCAATAGTTTCAAAATTATCAAAGAAGTCGAGTTCTGACACTTTGAAATACCTACCTTTCACTAAGGCAGTCCCAACGTCGAATAAGCCTTCAACCTCTACAATCTCTCCAGTCTCTTTTATTCTCGCTTTCATTATTTACCCTCCTTTTCAACATATCCGTTTTTAATACACCAGCACAGCATCTCGTAGGCTGCGTCAATAAGTTTTTCTGAACTAAAACTTGCACATTCATGTTCTGCATTTATACGAGCATATTTAATCTTCCATTCATTCTTTCGCCTATCCATAACTTCTAATGTAAGCCAATAAACCTCGTCAATTATTGGAGGAAGCTTATCGAGAATATCCTGCAAAGTGTAAGTGGGAATTATTTCCCAAAATGCACTATCTCGTTTTTGATTAATTACATCTTCATATATTTCAAGTTCCCATTTTGCATTTTTATAAGAAAGAGCGTAACACCAACACATGCTTCCATCGCTTGTATCCAACCCAAGCTCCTGCAAATGTTTCATCTGTTCGACTGATAATACATATTTTGATTTCATAATCATTGCTTTTTATTAGGTATTAAATCATCCAAATACGCCCATTTTTCAATGGCATCTTTGGAGCACTCGTAATCATCGCACTCTTCATCGTCCCAGCACTGCTCTGTTACATTCCAATAGCGGACACCGTAACCAGTTCCAGTGCTTAATTTCCCATATACAAGGCATGGTATCTGCGGATAATGTTCATTTTCGTATTCTCCATGAGCTTGTGGCACTTCATCTTTAGTCTTGTGCCACACGCTGTTGATATGCCAGTTCGCACCGGCAATAAATCCTTCTTTAAATTCATCTGCACCACATTCGCAACAATCGAATGCTGTATTATGACCGTTACAATGTTCGCAATATTCACGTTCTGAACATGGATAGGTCCCATTGCAATTATAATGCTTATGAATTGCTTCCCTTGCTGCTTCTTTTATTGTCTGTTTCATATCTTATTTCTTTTTCTTGATTTAATCTTGATTGGATTGTTTTTTGTTCCGGTACCGAACCATTCTAAGCGAAAACCGTGTATCCGGAGCCAATATTTAAAAGCGGGGATAGTTGTCTGTTTCATAATCAATGACTTTTAATTTTCTTATATTTACCACACTTCTTGCAGAAATAGTGACGGACGGTGTACCAACTGCTATCACCCCAATCATCAACAGCTTCAACTCTCCTCTCAAATAAGTATTCCCACTCGTGGCAACAGAACCATTTCTTTATAATGGCATCAATTAAATGCTTCATAACCAACTATTCTCCTTTACAATTCTACCATCGTCTAACAACGTGTATAGTTTACCCTTATATGCCAGAGCAAAACGCCATTGGCGGGCACACTTCAAATACTGATGCAATTTGTATCTGTGCGGGTGTTTCTGCATCTTTTTTTCTATTCTTTTCTTCATGTTACGTCATTAATGTGAATTTCTCCTTTCAAAACTCGCTCTACCTGCCTGTCTATTATTCCTTGGAATTCTATTTGGCAAATAAGAGAACAATCAGGCATGATTTCTTCTGGTATTTCTCCACGGTTAGGAGAAAGCTCATCAAGAAATATTTTTCCCGATTTGTCTTTCAGACACGTTGCACCCACTTCTCGTTCAATTACTGCCATTCGGTTGAATACCTCCGGGAAGTCTTTCCGTATCTTATTCCAATAGCCCATACCACCTTTCACACAACCGATGCAGTTGTTGTTATTGTAACCCATCTTGTACATGGCAGGGATTTCAATGCCAGCTTTCCATAGCATACCCATTGCATCCTTTTTGGTTATCTGTCTTTCAATAAGCGGGAATAACGGCTTTGTATCCGGATATTGTTGCTTTAGGCGAATGGCACGGTTAATCTCTTTCGGGTCAAAATCAAATCCCCAGACTTGACCGTCCCAATTTCCCAACTCTTTTTCCAGCTTGTAACGGACTTGTTTCTTTAGTTCAAATGTACAAGCTGCGCCAGTAGGACCATTAATAAATCTTTTCTTAGCCAACACATCCTCTACGTTGAGATACTTATCGCTTCTGATAGTATGTATCGGGCGATTATACCATCTTTCACAATCAGATAGGAACCGGGTGTTATCAGGATGCCCGGGACCTGTTTCGATATAGTAAATCTGCACATTATCATACAGACTTAGTGCTATCTTACAAGCTACTGCGGATGTTACACCGCAAGAAAACCATGCTATTATCATATAGATTATTTTTAATTCGATTTCTTCCTTTTATTCCGTTCCCGATTGTCTTCCGAAACACACATCTTGCACCATGATGTCTTTGTTCAGAACCACTCTTCATCCACTCCGACCTCTACCGAAAGCCAGTCCATGAGGAGGGATATAAGGTTATAAATAGGTTTCATTTCACTTGCTACCATTAATTCATCCATTTAACTATGGTATTACCTTTAAATCCTTTTTCCCATACATACCATGCGTATGCCACCGCGCTCCCGCCGCCAGCTCTCATTTTCTCAAACTCAGCGTTCTTTGCGCAAAGGATGCGGCTGCTCGACACATAGATGTTTTTGGGAGGAAAACGGGTGAATAGCGCCTTGCGTTCCTTACCCTCCATGAACTGAACTTTCAGGAACATGGCAACCTTGTTCCCTTCCGGTATGACGCTTAGAGCCTTGTACACAAATTCAAGAGCATACCTGTAAGGCGGGTTGGTAACTATATCACCGTTCCAAGACTGGTTCTCGATTGAAAGGAAGTCGAAAACCTCATTTCCGCATCGGTCTACCAGGTCGGAACTGCGGACATTATACCCGTGTTTCTCGAATACGCCTGACAAATGCTTCTGCCCACAGGCGCATTCCCATATATTATGAGAGAACTTTTCTTCTTTTAACAGAAGTTCTGCCGCTATCGGATCTGTAGCATAGAAATCTTCATTTTGGCGGTCCTTATCCGTGTGGTTGCTTGCTCCAAGAGTCCTAAATATTGAGTTAGAATTACCAACCTTGTATTTATCAGTATTCATTTTTTCACCTCCTTCGGTTTCCAGTCATTAGGTACTTTCGCCCATTCTCTGAAAGCACTGTCGAATCCGTCAAGGTCAGAGAACATATCCATCTTGGCGGTATCGGTGGTTACGAGGGTGGCAAATTCTTTGAAATACTTGTCGGCAACTCTAACAAAGTCGTTGTGCAGCTTCTTCAAGTTTCCAAGCAGAAGACCGTTTTTAACCATTAAATCACTCGCTTCCTCTACTAAGTTATTGGCTTCATAGTTCAGCAGGTGTGCAGCGGATAGCAACATGTTCATTCTGTCAATGCTACCATTGGCTATGGCGGCGTCAATTAGTTGTTTTCTTGGTTTCATAATCGTGTATCTTTTTTCATCAGTTACAAGTAAGTCCTTAAACAATAGTCCGCTATCCAGTAGCAGACAAAATAAAAAGCGGCATACGCTGTCAGGATTGACAGAATAGTCGCTATCAGTTTTATATCTTTCATCTTCGGCTTTCCCCCTCGATTTTTATCACATTAAACATCTCTTTCACCCGGTCGGCTATATAGGCTCCATACCGTTGAGAGAACTCCTTGTCCGGGTCAAGATTGGTAGTCATGTGGGTATAGAAATTATATCGCTGCTCATAACGAAGTTGTAAAACGGTCTGAATGGCATTTATGCCCGTACCAAAGTGTTTGGCATCCATAGGCTCCCGTCCTACTTCGTCAATGGCAAGATTGTGCATACATGACCTATCTGTGTATAGGTTCAACCCGATAATACCTTTCTCGGCAAACTGTAAGGCAATCTCGGCAGCACTGGTAAACTGAAAGGTCAATCCAGCATCCGCGCCGCCAATACAATAACGGGCAATTTTTGCCGCATAGTTCTGTAGCCCTTTCAGCAAAGTGGACTTGCCCACTCCGATAGAGCCGTGTAATAATAATCCCTTTCTTACATCCAATACTCCGGGAATCCCCCAAACCCATTGATAAAGGGCTTTCAATAATTGGCGATTACTATCATCAACCATAAAGACTGGCGAGATTGTTTTCATAGATGCAACGAGTTGATTACGCCAATATATGTCAGCCTGTTCCCTACTCCATTGCTTCTGATTAACCTTATTTACCGAAGACAATTGATTGAATGCCGGCGGAGCTTTCGTCCGGCTTTGCATCTGTTTTCCGATTGCTTCCATTGTATTTTAAATTTAGCCATTCTTGATAATCTCTCTCCGTTCCAGTAAACACCACACCTGTCCAACCAGATTCTATCGCTCTCTCAACTTGCCTAATAGCAAATTCTTCTTCAAATTTGGAAAGTTTATCAAGTGAAAGTTGCAAAGCGTAATTAAGTTTCTTTTTCCATTTCGGTGTCTGACGAAGCGTTTCCCAAGCGGACATGAATGCTATTGAAGAAAACGGATAGACCAGAGGTTTTTCATCCTTTATCTCCTTTCGGGATTTTTTCTTTGGAAGTGGGGAGCTCTCGTGCGTATGCGCGAGACTATCCTCTTGTTTTATGTTTATATTATCTATAATATGTGGAATTTGACTTTCATCCGCAAAATTTACGGATGATATTGCGAATGATGTTATTTTATCATCTGCAAATTTTGCGGATGATGTTGAAGATGATATTGAGGAGGTGTCTATATTACTACTAACGTTTTCACCCGCAATATCATCCGAAGTTTCATCCGCATTTTTTGAGGATGATATTGCGGGAGATATTGAGGACGATATAACATCATCATCTATGCTTTTGACAAATGAATAATAGCATCCTATACGTCTATCCTTGCTGGTTTTATAGTATATGAGCTGAGCGTCAGCAAGACTTTCCCTTGATTTACGCAAAGTATTATCAGATATATCCAAATTAGCACAAAGCAGGCTACTACGGATGAAAAACACTTCTTTCCACTTCATATCATTACAGATAGCAACAAGTTCGTGATAAAGAGCCTGAGAAGCTGTAGAAAGATAAGTGTCACCCCGAACCTTACGGAGTTTGGAAATCAATTGATAGCTGTTCATAAATGAAAATATCTGTTTGCCGCACATTCATCAAAAGACTTCACACGCTCAATAAGACGTTTCTGTCTTTGTCTGAAGGCTAAATTATTATCATACTTATTATGACATTCCCTGCATAATCCAACGATATTTAAGGGATTGGTATAGTGTTCTGGGTACATACTCTTAGGAACAAGATGTGCAGCGTCCGACATCGGTCTACCACAAATTGCACAACATGGAGGTAAGTTCTTCTTTATTGCAGCAACCTCTCTATTCAACTGTGCTTGTCTCCTGCTTATCTGTCTCATGGTCAAATAAATTAGTATTATGGTGTTTTTGAATCAATCTTTCAATACGGTCTATTTCACTATCAATAAGTTTTTCTTGTTTTTTCTGGAACGTAAAGTACCAGAGGAACGAATACAAAAATATTTCTTTTGCAAACGACGAAGTTTTACGACCTCATCATAAAATTGTTTTGCATTCATATAATGACAAGTTGTTGATTTAGAATTAAAAGCCTCGAAGCGCATTCTACGGGATATTGCATATAATTCTCATGCGGTTCAGTAGCACTGCTCACTTGATAGCATCGGGGACACTATTCGCATGCGCATTACAGAAATAACCATTTGCAACCGAACACTTTCATGTCCCCTTTCCAACACAAGTTTGTGGGAACAGGTGGATTCGAACCACCGACTACCGTTTGTGGTGCTCTCCCGTTAAGCTAAGAGTATATCTTGAGAGACTCGAACTCTCAACCTTCCACCACACACGGCGCTCTATCCGCTGAGCTACATTCCCTCATTTACCCGCCATATCTTCACAGACCGGGCAGGCAGGTTAACAAAGTTATCTTTCATGAACCTTCGCATGGCACTCTTCACAAAGAGTTACCAAACAATCCAAATGTTCCAATTCATGTCCGACAATAGACATACCGCCTATCTGGTAGGTTTTATGATGAATCTCCAGATTATAGGTCTTGCCACACATCCGGCAACAGTGTCCGTCACGAACACGAACCTTACGTTTTACTTCTTCCCAATAGGGGTTATTCTTCAAACTCGTCTGATACTTCGACGGCCTTCCTTTCTTGTACTTCAGTCTCGTCATAGTTCTCCTCCTTTCTCCATGGACTTTCTTCAATCGAAACTCTGTGCCACTCATGGCGTTGTATAGGAATTATCTCACCGTTATTTTCATCAAGGAAATCCTCAATCCAATGTTCTAACCATACATCCTGCCCTTCCTCTTCCCAAACCTCTACAACTTCCTCGCCTTTACCAAATTTGCGAAGATTCTTACGGGTATCCTTAACTTCAATATCCGGTAATTCATACCCAAGGGATTTAAATGCTTCCTGGTTCATTTCACCCGAATTGAACAGGTCATTATACTCATGTTTAGGAATCTCCTGCACCAAAGCCAAACGAAAAGCTTCATTCACCCATGAATAATACAAATAATACCCCATTACTGGAATGCGGAAGGTATCAATCATCTTCAAAGGATAATCCTTGAGACCTTTTTTAGCCAAATTAACCAAGTCTTTGAATTGGGTGTTTAAAGCCGAAATCTTTGCTTCAAAATCTTTCTTCTCTGCATTGAATTTTGCCTTCAGACTTTCAAACTGGCTTTCAAGTTCCGGTATTTGTTCCTCGGCTATTTCACCATAATTGGCACGAATAATGGATATTTCATACTCATCCATCACCCGGTTAGCAATTACATCCTTTTCTTGGATGGTTACAAAATGTTCCGAAAGTTTTTTCTTCACATCATCCATGCAAATGCAATCAGGAAAAATCACTTCGGGGAATTTTACTGTTGTCGGTAATTTGAATATTATTTCATCCGGCAAATAATCTTTTAAATCTGTCATTTCTTATTGTTTATTCGTTTAATCATTTTCTTGCAACGCCTGCATAAATCTTGAGCGGGGGAAGTCTTAGGCGCATACTTCTCTATTCTTTCAGAACATTGCCTAAGAAGACGCTCTATCGTTTGAATATCGGTTTTGCACAGTTCCATTCATTCAAAATCATCAATGGCCACCGGATGAAGCAGTTTATGGCTCCATTCAGGAAGCTGCATGTCGATAATACCACGGGCACCTTCTTCTGCCTTGGCATCATAGCCGGGAAACCATTTCTTTTCAAAGCAATCTTTAACAATCGAAAGAGCGTAGTGATACTTATATTTTCCATTTGCCAAATCATCGGGAGACCAGAAGAGAACGGCTACATCATAAGGCTCTACCGTCTGCAACATAATCATTATAGTTACATTGAATTTTCGCCCGGTAATACTGCTCATTACTTCCTGATACATACCTTCTGAGAGCTCGTACTTGAGTTTGGCACAATCATAGTAGAACTTACCAAGGTCATCGGCACGTGTGGTCTTAAAAGAGATTACGGCATTCACACCGATATTCTCTTCTATATTGAAATAATCCGGTCGAACCCTTACATCAAGTTGGGTTTCCTTGTCTCGTCCATAAAAAGAAACTTCCGAACAAGCACCTTTTAAAAGCTGCTGTATGATACCACCACCATACCAGTAGTAGTTCCTTTTCAGAGCATTAATAATCATGCTCATTTCTTCGCTGATGAAAGAATACCCCAAATCAATGCAGGTTTGTCTCAATCTATCCCGGTATTCTTTTAAAACATTGAAATTCCAATTAACGGAAGGAATATCATCTTCAACCTCTTTCACATAGCCTGCTTCTTTCGCCAATAGTTCATTATAATACCGAATCATAGCTAACACCCCTTCTTTGGACGCCTGATTACAATTAGGCTCTACTTTTACAAGTTCAAATAGACGTGGTTCCAGAAATGCCATGTGGGCAAAGGTTCCTAATTGAAAGTGAGGCTTCTCTTTCTCCTCAAAAACCCGTTCCCAATCATAATAGAAAGAGCGCGGTGTTTTAAGAGCATTTTTCAAATTAGAGGAAGAAATACACTTACTTTGAAGATACATTTCCATAGGGTCACGTTTTACGCTTCCATTAATACTCAATTCTATCAGGTCAATATTAACAGGCGGTTTATTACAATTCAAGGCGATAAAATCCAAAACTGTTTCTTTAGTAGGATAATCTTCTGGATTATAGGCAGAGGGGTTAAGTTCTTCCCCCTCTGAAAAATCATCAATATTAAAATCCTCCATCATCCGGCAACAGGCAGATTAAGACGAAGAGGTCTTACGGACCAATTGTCAGATTGAAAATTATTGGTCTTATTCTTTTTCTTACCCATGTAGGTAATTTTAAGAGGCATACCACTTTTGAGAGAACCATTTTCTAAATATTGTTCCAGAATACCTACCAACCTACGGGAACCGTTTGTCACTGTCTGAACAGTACCGTTTGCTGTCTTTTCAAGAAATGTAGCACAATCTAAATCAATCAATTCATCCGGATTAGTTGCACTCAAGACCTTTTGCGGTTTGATTTCCACAAAAAACATTTTCTTAAACTCACCGGCATGTTCAGGCGTCCAATAATTGCCACACAAATCTATTGGTAACTCCTGCGCATCTTCCAAAGAAGGAAGTTCATTCTTACTTAAATCCGCTGTTTGGATTTCAAATGCAGAATCTCTTAATACTAAATCTTTCTCATTACTCATAATCGTAAATATTTAAAAGGTTAATCCAATTGTATCTCTCGCCATTATTCCGCTGACATTCGCCAGCGACAAGGCTTGTTTGATTTCTGTTTTTGAATAATAAAGGGGGGAATTTCGGCTTTCTCCTTTTCTGATAGGCTTTATCAGTTCTTTATTCACAAGTACATTGAACCGCTTCCAGTCTATTCGCATCATCCTTAGCCATTTCTTTACATCCCTCAATCGGATAAGGTCTTGTGCCGGCTCATATGCCTTGACCGCCTCCATATAACCAACCTGATAACTGTCTATCATAATGGATTGGATTTCTTCTATATTCATTCCGCCCTCCTTATTATTTCAATCCGTTCTACTCTTAATTCTCTTCCTCTTCTCATTTCGCTCTGTTCGTGATAAAGCGATAGAGAAAATATACATAGCAAACTATAAGCTACAGACATACGAACTGTTGGTGAAAAATCCATTGTAAGTTTCACACCGGCTATCCGTTCGTAAAGCATGGTAGCAAGCTCTCTCCCATTCCGTACATGCAATATATCAAAAGCCTTTTGCAACTGGTTGTTAATTGTGCTAACCGCCCGACATTTGATATTGGCAATTTCCTTTTTCTCATACCCCTGCGCATACATCCGTGCTGTAACCTCGCATTCAGGGGTGAGTTCTGTAAATACCCGTTCCATAATCGTGTGAGCTAATGATTATTTCAGTCGTATAAGCGAAGAAAAACCTGGGCAATCTGTTTTTGATACCCTATACATAATGTCAAGTTTTCCTTTCAACTTCTTCGTGAGCCGTGCTTCTTTGTTTCTTCGGGCAGCTTCCATTTTTATCCCAGTGTGCCGAGAGTCTTCAAAGGGGATTCGATATATATCCCCAACCTTTATACTATCAAATAACTTAGTTGTCTGATAGTTCTCATCTACTTTAATTTCCTTTATCATACGCTTTAATTTTGAAAAAAAATAGTGGTGATAGCAGGATTTGAACCTGCATAAATTGCTAAGTTTATTGCCGAGCAACGCGTTTCCTATTCCGCCATATCACCGGAAAAAGGTGCGCTATCTTCACAGACGGTACACCCAGTACAAACACAAAATAAAACACGA